GGGAATATGGGTAAGAGTATATTTAGTGAATACATGGAATTCGAAGGATTGATTGAAGAGATACCCCCCTATAGGCTTATGGATGATATTTTTCAGTGGGTGCACGGTAGGCAAAAAAAGTCTGCGTACTTTATTGATTTACCAAGAGGTATGCGTAAGACTGCGCTGGGTGACCTGTATAGCGGGATTGAAGTAATTAAAAACGGGGTTGCGTATGATAAACGTAATTACCCTAAGAAGTCAAGATTTACGAGACCCCGAGTATTCGTATTTACGAACGAACTTCCACGCTTGGATCTAATGTCCAAAGACCGTTGGGTGATACATACTATTAATGAGAATTTTGAGCATGTACCTTATAATCCGGATGAAGAACCGGAGGTTGATTCTGAATGACTTACGTCATTTATGTCCCTCCCTTCGTGAGCGACATTCGCTTCGCTCTCGCTTGCGCGTCGTAGAGGAATAATACTAACAGGAGTTTTAGGCGAGGGGTAAACCCTCTGTAATAATATAAACTCCTGTGGTTGGCACACTTGGCACACTTTTAATGAACACAATTAATTGAATTCATTAAGTTTGTGATTACATTCAGCGCCTCTATACGGCGCTTCATTTCTCGGCGTGTCGGCACGCCTCAGAACAGAAAAAGATATTACTGAGAAGTAGTACCTTGGTGTAGAACTGTCATGGACCATTTAGGGCTTCCTTCCAATGTGGAGAGGTTGTTGTTAAATAAGAATACATGATATCTACCATTGTGATTCATTTCGTCGGGTTCAACTTGGTCCCAAGTACCGATACGGTTTCGTAAATTGATACTGGGTTTACGTATAGTTATGTAACGACGAGCTGGTTTGATTTCATTAATAATTTCTGAGGACCCACCATAGCTGTCGACTATAGGTGTTGTAGCGCCACGAGTTACGTAGTGGACCTTCCAGCGCTTAAGATTCATCAGGGCTTTCCCTTCGATGAGTGTATAGTCAGTGCCGTCAACGAGTACACTGAGAGTCCCGGATCCGTTGTCCGTATCGTGAGCTACTTTCTGATTACGAGGAGTCACAATAAACATGGTCCAGGTTACGGACTCATGTTCTGTACCAGCAGATAGAGCAAAGTCAATAGACATTTTGTCGGAGCGGTACTTGCCCGCTTCCCTATTATTATCGGTCTCACCAAAGACGGAGACCCATTGAGGAACATTACAGAGATTTACTGCATATGATGGACTGGCCATGGTGGTTTCAGACATGTTGGCCTTATGCATAACCCTATAGGTTTTATCACGCATTTGCGTATTTAATCGGTTGACTTTCCTGGATAGAGACATGATTTGACGCTTCTGATTACCCGCGGTAGGGCGACGTCGAGCAACTGTCTTAACAGCTGAGTTATTGCGTTTGCGATACGGTCTACGTCTTGTCGCATATGGCATATTTATTATATAGGTACGTATATATTTTAATTTACGTATTTGAACGCGCGGTTATATTTAAGAATTATTATATTACTATACGTAAATGAACGCTGTTGCGGTTTACGATTTTACGTTGAAAGCTGAAGGAATTACGAAGGATGATATTCTGGACTGGCTTTCGAAGAATGCTAAGACTTGGTGTTTTCAACTTGAGGAAGGTGCAGAAACTGGTTACGTACATTTTCAGGGACGTATTTCGTTACGTAAGAAGATACGATTGAGTGGACAAATTAAGGTACAACCATGGGACAACCATTGTAATTGGAGCGTTACGAGTATTACGAATTACGAAAATACGTTTTACGTACTAAAAGATGATACTCGGCTTGAAGGACCGTGGACGGAAAAGGATGAACGGAAAATTGAGACTGGTCAAATTACTTTATTCAAGACTTGGGAGTTACGACCCTACCAACGGTGGATTAAGGAGGAGTGTCAGAGGTTTTGTATGAGGTCTATTAATTTAATTTACGACCGTACAGGGAATATGGGTAAGAGTATATTTAGTGAATACATGGAATTCGAAGGATTGATTGAAGAGATACCCCCCTATAGGCTTATGGATGATATTTTTCAGTGGGTGCACGGTAGGCAAAAAAAGT